AGTTATCTTCAATTGCTCGGGGGGACATCGCTCCGAACTGAAATTTTACTTTGAGTTTAATTTACTTTTAATTAAGTCAACTTCATCTTTTTCAATAAACCATCTTATCATTGCACTATTTTCATCCCAAAAACCAAAACACAAACGGTTTTCTGACCCTTTCTTGTATATCTCAAACCACTCATACAACTCTTGTTTAAAATCTAAAATAGAGTCATCACCAAATTTTAATTCATAACCTTCAAATAAAAAATCTTTTGAGAATACTTTTGCTAAAAAGATTTGAGTATTGTTTTGCTTATCGGTTTGATAACAGTATTCTCCAATTTCACTATATTTTTCTACTTCCATAATTTCTGTTATTGTAATTTTAAATTTATAAACTGTGTACTCGCAACTAAAGATAACAGCGCATAAGAAAAACGGTTTGACACGTGCGCATTCAAGAACCGTTTCCCTTATCCGCAAAACGTTATGGGGCATAATGACGTACACACCCGTTCGACCTAAATTGAAATAGTGTATGTTGATATTTCAACTTTGAACCCTGAATCATTTAATTCATTAATATTATCTATTGACAATTCGATAAATCCACCATCATAAAAGTATTCATCATAACTTTTTCTTTGTCTAAATGAATTTGCTAAATATGGAAATAAATTAATTATTCTTCTAACTTTACTACCTTCAATAATCCCCTCATTTAATTCTAATTCTCTTCTTAAAGTTTCCATTTTTTTTTATTATTTAATTATTATTTACTGTGTTAAAAATTACACCCCATAACAGCAAATAAGAGATAAAGCGAACGTACATATTCCAGACGCTTCATCACTTAGTTGCAAACCGTCCGTTATAAGCCATTTTTACGAGCATCTACATAAAAGACGACAAGATTAATAACTGAATATACTATGGATAAAACTCCTAATATCCATAGAAAATAATTGTCAGAAGGTTTTAAATCTCCATTTGTTGCGAGCATCCAAGTAGCCCATAATGTGATTAAAGTAAATGATATGTATTTCATATTTTTAAATTTGTGAAGAAAACGGCTTATAACAGCACATACCCAAAAGAGGGGTTTTAGTGGTGCTATCAAGTGTAGTGCTTCGATTAAACATTTGTTGTTATATTAAAATTTGTGCTTCGTAATTCCCCCCTTCGGGTATCTGCATCACGTTATTTTCTATTTCTGAAATGACTTAACCACTTCTTTAAATTCACAAATTCGCTCAATTGGTATCAATGCCTTTACAATCTTTGCGTTTATGATTTTGGGTCTCCCAGCTTTCTCGTAGGTAGTTGGAGCTATCTCCGTTGCATATTTCTTCTCTTTCTTCATAATTAAATACTGGTATTGTTTCTTTTTCTTTGTTTGTGCGGAGTAGTAATATAACCACTACTCCGATACAAGGCATGATTAATACTTTAAACATTCTTAATTGATATTGAATTTTTGCTAAACGTTATGATTGGACGTTTAAGAATTTCTCCAGTGCTTTCATCTAAACTAGTCAAACTACTTAAAGCAACTTGTTTATATTTATCCTCAATCTCTTTAAGGTTAGCCTTAGCAATCTGATACTCCTCAATGTTAGAATAGTCAATCATACGTCTGCCCTCTACTTTAGTTACTTTAAAGTTACCGAAGTTAAAAGTTTTTTCTGTACGTTTCTCGGCTTCTTCAATTGCTAAACTTTGCACCTCGATTTTAACTTTTTGTGCAAGGTCTTCAATCTCTTTCGCTTTTCCGTACAATTCTAAAGGATTTAATTCTCCATTTCTAACCGCTTCGATTAGTATTCCGAAGTAATCTTGTAATGTTGTAGGTGTTACTTCTACTACTGACTGTCTTTGTATATTTTCCATAATTTCTATTTGTTAAATTGTTTTTTATAATAATCTTCTCCAGTGAACCAATATTCAAAACTTGTAGTACCTGAGTGAATTTTTAATTTATCTCCGTGTGCTTCTACAATCTGTTGCTTTTCCATTTCTAAAGCTTGTTCAATAATTGGCTCGTCAATTCTTATATTTACCCCAGTAAGTTTAATTATTTCTTCAACTAAAAATTCTACTGCCGTCATAATTTCTATTTATTAGTTATTTCGTTAATTTCTAAAATTTGCTTAGCGGTTAATGTATATGCTTTGATTAATTTGTCAAATACATCTAACTCTAGCCCTTCATATCTTGCAACCGCTTTATCAAATAAAAGTTCTGAGCAAATTGGTAACTGTTTAGGTTGTGGTTTACTAGCCAATTGCCCATCGTCATCGTCCGCCATTAAAAGTAAAATGCTTGAAATTTGGTAACGTCGATAATAGGTGATTTGACTACCGAGAGCCTGACTTGTTAAATTTGGAGTTAATTCAATAAAACTCTCAATCATTTCACCGTTTTCAATATCAATTATTTGCGTATAAACTTTACCCTCTTTAATCGGTTGTAATAATATTAAACCTTTCTCTAGTAGTATTGGCTCAACCGCTTCTATTAATGCGTTTAAATCGGCATATGTATTTTTGAAATGGGGGTTGGTTTTCGTTTTTTTAACAATACCGATTTCTTTCTTTGCTTCGTGTATTTTTTTGTAGATTTTCATAATTTTTGGTTTAAAATTTGTTCTTTAAATATTCTAATAACTTTAATTGCACTATAACAATCGGGGGCGTTTGAATCACCAAACTTTTGCAGTTGTTTCCATTTAGGTACGTTTTCAGAAATTTCAATATTTCTTCTTAACTCTTGTGCTTCAATTTCTAGTTCACACCACTTTTCAAATAATTCTAAATCTTTCATAATTTTTACGTTTTGTTTCGACAAATATACAACTTTTTTAATAAACAATACCTTTTATTATTTATTTTTACAAAAAAAAACAGAGCATCATTTATGACACTCTGTTAATTAACTAAAACCTAAAATTATGAAAAACGAAGATACTAATTATTTCTTTACAAAAAGTACTGCTTCTGCTTTTCTTCTACGAACTAAACCTGGTAACTCTTTACCACCGCCTTTTGTATAATGAGAGCATAACCAATTAACTATGTTCATTTCGCTATGTTTCTCATTAATCATTTTAAATAAAGTATTTGAACTCCCACAATTCCAACAGAACGAAACTAAGGCATCGAATTGATTTTGATTTAACGGTACTTTAATAGCATCTAAGACAGTCTTTTCGTATTTAGGTAATAAGTCTAAAAACAATTTATTCGCTTCGTCTTGTGTTATCTTATCTCCTAACTTAACTTTGTTACCGTTTGTATAATAGGTGTTCCCGAAGCCAATTGTATTAACTCCAGCACTACATTTATATGCAGTTAATTTACAACCTTCAAAGGACTTAATTAAATCTATTCCTACCTGACTTGTTTTCATTTTGTTCAATAATTAAAATTACTACTATTGCTAATAATATAGCACTTACCGAGATCACTTGTTAAATGTTGTTGCGTGTTTAATTACATCACGTGTTAATATACCTAGTGTTACATCTACAATAGTCTTAACTACGGGCTTCGTATCTAATATCCCACTTGCGGTTATAACTCCCAACATCGAAACTAAGATAGTTTTAAACTGTCCTTTAAATCTGTTATCTGTTGTGCTTTCTGCTTTAATTTTGTCTAAAATTCTCATATCAATTATAAATTATTTTTGCAAATTTTCCGTTTAATGCTTCAAAAGTTGTTTGCATATCTTTTGGTAATAGGTCTATGCCCATTGCAAAAATATCGTAACAAGCTAAAATTTTCTCAAAATTAGATTTATGGTGTGTACACGAAAATATACTTTCTATCCTATGCTGAAAACTATTAACTACATCAAATCTAAAGTTTTCAAATAGTTCAATTATATAAGTCGCATCTTCGTTTGATATGCCTTTATTTAACCAGTGTGTTTTTGTTTCTTTAATATAATTTGTGTGCATCAAATACATTTCTTTTAGTATCATAGTTTTTAATTCATCAAAAGAAACTTCACTAAAATCATTATCTAAAAATTCAACAAAATGGTCAATACAAATGTTGCATTTATAGTTTGTAAAATCTTTACACATTTGAGTTTTAACTGCATCAAATTGTCTGTTTGTATAAAACTTCATAAAAAATACTTCTTTCTTAACCCTCTCCAAAGTATTGAATATATCGTGCGATTTTAAGTCCTTTATATCTTCCTCAACTTCTTTTCGGTTAATCAACTTACTTATATCTTTGTGAAAATAGTACGTTAATATACCTAAAACTATCACTATAAATAGTAAATAAGGAGGAAGGTTGATATGAGTTAAGAAATCGAACATTTTTTATTTTATTTTTTATATAAAATTACGTTCTCATTTTATATATGAAAACGTAATTTTAATATTTTTGTTATTTAGATTTAATCATATTAACACAAGAATTCATTTGAGCTTGTTCCTCAACTGTAAAATCTTCCCACACTAAGACTTTCACGTTATTTCCATTTAAGTCTTGAGTGATTATTCTCATGTTTTCAGTCATCTTTAACTGTGCAATTATCTGTCCTATTTCTACTGTTTCCATATTTTTATTTATTAATTTAAGATTACATTTCCTTGAGCGTCTGCTGTGTTTATTTGTGCATTTGTTATGCCTGCTGAATTAATTGTTGATGTACCTTTAATAGCATTTCCATACATATAAACTGTTTGAGTTGATGCCGTATAATTTATTATAGTTCCAGAATTTGCAACTTGTATATAATTATTTACTTCTACATTATTTACACAATCTCTAAATATATATACACCTGTAGTATTCCATTCATTAATTAATGTGCAATTGTATAATTTTTGAGTACCACCATAAAACAAAAATGATAATTTAACTTTTAAAGTACAATTGTAGTAATTTGCACTTGTTGAGAATTGATTAATGTATAGTGTTGCGCTTTCAATATAACAGTTGTGAAATTGAGCATTAACATCTGCACTTATAGGTCTTTCTGCGGCTGAATAAATATAACAATTTTCAAAAATTCCACCACCAGAAATCACATTTGATGTCATTGAAACAATACTACAATTAGTTATATTCTTGCCATTTCCAACATAAGCAACACCGCCTGTTGCTATTAATATGCAATTGTTCATAGATGGGCTTCCAGACACTAAATCTGCCGACGAGCCTTTAATATAACAATTACTAATTAATACCGTTCCATTATTTGCATTTACACTTCCAAAAATATAACAATTACTAATGTTTAATGTCGTTCCTCCTCTAGTTAATACATTTATACCGCTTCCAGTTGTTGATAATCCCCAAATTGCTCCACTACCATAAAACCCCCAAGCTCCTGCATTATTAACGTTAAGAAAAGCACTATATCCCCCAATATTTGATGAAGCATTAAAACATTGAATAATAGCTGATGTTGTTGTTTTTACCAAATTTATATTGCTAAATATAACGGTACAAGCTACGTTGTTATCGTCAAAACCGTTTCCAGCATTACTAAAAGTAATTGTATGACCGTTTCCGTTTATATTTACTCCATTTTTAAGAATATATGTATTTGTTGCTTCAGTAATGTCAGCAAATAATTCAATAACTTGACCGCTAACCGCAGAAGCAACCGCTAAAGCCCAAGTTGCATAATAAGTATAAACACCACTTGCATTTGATATTCCCCATATACCTCCTGATGAACCACTTGCAGGAGTTCCCCACGTACCATCATCTTTTAAAAAGTTACCTACATTTGTCCCTTTTGGAACAAATCCATGTTTAGCAGTTGTGAAATTGTTTGTAGTTATATCAGTTGTTGTAATTGTAGCATCTGAAATAACTTGATCACCTGTATTCGTTCCACTTGAAGTCCCTGACCCCGTTACCTTAGCATTTATCTGTGTTTGAATTGCACTTGTTACACCTTTAACATAAGATAACTCTGTTATACTTGGGTAAGTAGCAGTTGATAATGATACTAGATTTTTAGAAGCATCAAACCCTGATAAAGTGTTTGCAGTTGCATAAGTATAAACAGAACCTAAAGATATATTTAATTTTGCAGTTCCATCAATCCAAAAAGCAGTTGATAACCCACTTGAACCAGTTTGTACGGTTTGAAAATACAAAGATGAACCAATTGTTCCAGCATTATTTTCCGTTGCTTGTGCAAATATTTGAACTGAATCATTTTCTGAACCGCCATTCCAAGCCATCATGCCTAAAGTATCACCACTTAAAGCATTTGTTTGACTTGTAATAGTACCTCTTTTTCTAGTCATTCTAGTAAGTGGATAAACTGTCGTACTTACTGCAGTTTGAGATATTTGAGCGAAAGTATCAGAAACTATACTAACACCATAAGATAAAATTTGAGTAAATTTTGAAAGTAAAGTGTTATTTTCTCGAACCATTACACTTCCATTTCTTGATATTGAAGAAGTCTTATTACTTCCAGCATCTACAAAAACACCATCTATATTAAACTCAGTTGAGTTAGGTATTGCTTTACTTTTATAAATAGTTCCGTTATATATCCAAGTTGAGCCATCAACAGTTGAATAATATAATATGTTTGTTGTTGCTGGTGTATTTGGTGTAAAAACAACTCCAGCAGTTGTAGGAGTTAATTTGTCAAATGAAACTTCACTCGCTGGAGTCGATGGAACTACTAAAGTTTTTATCTTTTCACCAGTAATTTTTTTACTCACATACGCAGTATATGTATGTACACCGCTTTGAGTTCCGCTTGTATTTATTGCAGTACCGCCAAATGTAGCCGATAATTTAAAACTATTTGCTCCAAAACCTGAAGAAATAATAAAATAATTAGTACTTGCAACTAATCCAG